GATAGGTTGCTTTCAACTCGGCACTGGTGGCATCCAGCTCGTCCAGGTCTAAGTCAATCTCTATCGTGTCATCTGGTTTTTGTTGGGACAAAAGAACAACCGTCTCCACATGGCACGTATATCACCATCATATCATAAGCGTTCTTTTTTTATCTATCTAGTTCTATGATGATACCACAATCTGCACTTTCTTTCAATGTTTTGCATTTTAGTTATATTCGCTTCTATACCCGTACGCAAAAAGCGGTGGCAGATGGGTGGCAATGCCACCCATTCAAAAAATATATTGCATTGCTTCTATAATATACGTTATCAGAACATTGAAAAATGACCACAAAAAAAACGATTCTTTTCGCCGCGTAGCTGCGGCGTTTCTTTTTTTGCCCCGGGAGCTCCCCGGGGCTTTTTTAATTTTTCACTGGCGATTGCACCATTCCTGCAGAGCCTTGACCATAGCAGAAGGATTGCTGATCACACCGTCAACCATCGTGCCGAGCTTTTTCTGCATCGCTCGGATGGTCTGTGGCCCGATGTAGCCGTCCGCGGTTACTCCTGCCCATCTCTGCATGGCCTTGATCAGATCGGAGCCGCCGGACAGTTTATCAGACCATTCGGCCGCCGCGATGCCAGCGCAGTATTCTTTGTTAGCTGTTGGCTGATCGCTGATCACGCCGTCTACTCCGGTTTTAAAAATCTCCTGCAAGCGTTTGGTCAGCTCCGGTCCCCATACTCCATCAACCGAAATCGCTTTTACGGTCGATTCTTCTTTCGGAGCTGCTCCGCCGTAAGTGCAATACTTAGTATGGCAGTTAATCCAGCCAGCGCCAGAGAGCAACCGTCCCCAACTCGTATTCTGGATTTCCGTCACCGTATAGCTGCCCTTATCCCGGATTACTCCGACGATTTTACTGTCTGCATCTGGTGCACTTCTAATATTAAGCGCTGCATCGTTGACTTTATAGATTCCAGGCTCGTATTTCGTATTTTCCGGCTGCTTCGGCGTGTTGGATGCACCGCTGATCAACTTCTTGAAGCGACCCCAGTCATCCCTTTCCATAATCTGGCTAGGGCAGTGCTTGCTGCAGATATCATAGTGCCGATATACCCTGGATGCCGGGATTCCGGTTTTTCTCATGATCTCCTTGACCACCGCAACGGTATTACGGAAAGCCTTCTCATAGTCATATCCGCTCTGCACACACATTTCCACGCCGATGCTGCTCCGATTGCCATAGCGTCCAAACAGGTTAGCACCGCCATAGTTGACTCCGACGTGCCAGCATCCGCGGTTATGCGGCGCGGCCTGGTAGGCAGTGTCGCCATCATCAACGTAATAGTGGGCAGACATATTGGACAGCTCACCATTATGCTGCGCTTCTGCGTGTGTGCGGGCATCGGCACCCGCTCTGAAATTATCTGTGTTGTGGACTACAATACACCGCGGATCGTTCTCTTCGTAGGTGTTCTGGTTGCTGATAAAAGATCTGTCAATTCTCATGATACTTCCCTTTCTCCGGCAGATTTGCGCCGGCGCAAAAAAGGACGGTTGTTGGCCGCCCTCACTCTGATTTCTGTGTCTGCTTGATAATCTGATTCACATAATTGCTCAGCCCCGCCACAAGGATGCCCTGCGTGACCGCTGTAAAGACTGCCATCGCCGCCTGCTGGCCGGTTCCGACCTCGCTGGTAGCCAGCACCCAGATGGCACACAGTACGATACTCACGCCGCCGAGAATCAGAGGGATATACTTATCCTTTACAGCCTGCGCCTGTTTGAGTGCCATGCCAAGAAAATACAGGGCAACAGCCACAACGATGAGTTCCGGTTTCACATAATTCATAATCTGTTCCATATTTTTTATCCTTTCTGCTCTAAGTCATTGATTCTGTGATTGGCAACTTTGATCTGCTCTTCTTGTACTTTAAGTTCCTGTTCCAGAGCATACGTTCTTTCTACTACATTATTATGCTTATCGACCCGTTTCGTGAGCTCTTCCAACTTGTATTCCATCAGTGCCCGTGTCTTTTCCTGCTGACTGTGGTTACTGATCAGGCAGACCACAAGTGTAACGGCGGCACTGATGCAGGCGGAAATAATCGTTTCCATGTACTTTATTCTCCTTTTTCTGATTTTCGCATAAAAATAAGACCGTCTCCGGTCCTGCTCGAATCTCTGTTGTTCGATTAATAGGTAAATTCGTAATCATCGCCATCCCCGTTTGCAATCAGCTTTAAAGTGCGGTTTTTCCGATCTACAATGAAATAATTTCCCGTGGACACAAAGTCAAACGTCGGATGTCCATAAACCGCTCTGGCCGCAATGTGATTGATTCCGTCCACGATTTTATGGTATTTCACATGCGTATGACCATAGATACATGCGATTACTGTATTTGAGCCGTTGTTTGTATAATCGAACGTTACGGATGCCTCAAAGTCCTGCGTCGTATTTGTGACAGTTCCTTTGGTACTCTTTACAAATCCCTGAATAATATCGAGCATCGCCTGACTTCCATGCGCCGGCAGTACCACACCGCCTTTTCCACTGACTGCTCCTGTCGGCTTGCTGTTGTTCGATGGCTCCGCCTCATCTTTCGTAAACGCCAGCATTGGATGATGGCAGAAAAATATGACTTGCCAGCCTTTTTCGCTGATCTGCAGATGATCTGCGACGAACTGCAGCTGTTCCTGCCGAAAACCGGAGTCGTTCTGTGCGGAATATGTCAGTTTATTGGTAGCCTCGTCCAGTGTCGTTGGGATATCGAGTGTATTTAGGATGAACACTCGAATCTTTTTATTCGGGATATCGTAATATCCGTAAGACATTTCGAGATAGTCTGCATTTCGGTTCGCTTTTTCGGAATCCTTATTACTTAGAATTTTATAAAGTGTTTCAATGCTGACAAATCCATTTTTGTAATCTGTATACATGGTATTGTCATCATGATTTCCTTTTGCAACGATAACCGGTGCACCTTCCGTCTGATCAATCAGCATACGGACTGCTTTCAACGCTTCCAATGCTACTGTCTTTGGCGTCTGTGAAGAGTTATTCAGATAATCACCGCCATACACGCAGAGATCCACTGGATATGCACTGCTGATGGAGTTGTATGCGGCAAGTTGACGCCGAATCTTGGTTGCAGATTTGGCAATGCTCTCCGCATCCTGTCCAGATGGGCAGTTGATATGTAGATCTGTTAGGAAGGCAATTAACGCAGTATTTGGATTCCACGCGGCTTCGATTGCAGCTTTTGTTACATTCAATTCCAGTTTTCCAGCAGAATCAAGTTCATCCTCTCCGAGAAGCGTTTTCCCCTGTGACGGAGCAGCTACCTGCTCCAACATCTTTGATATTGCTGATCCGGCATAAATGATGTTTACTTCTTCCGTATTAATAGTAGATGCATATACAACGGCTCTTACATACCAGCCTACTTGAGAGTTCTGGATTTTGTAAAAACCATCTGGCGGCAGCATTGCTGATGCACCAACAAAATTCTTGTTTGCGTCGTAAAAATAAAAAGCGCAAAGATAACCGGCTGGATTTCCAGAAATTAATACCGTATCGCCGGAAGTAATCTTCTGATATCCAACACTTCTAAGATATGCGGTGTCTCCAGTGTCTTTTCCTGTTGTATCATTGATATATCCTTTTTCCCATGATACGAAAAAATGATCTTTATATTCTAGCAGGATATTTGTCTGTGCTTTCTGTAAATCAGAAATAGTTTCTTTCAACCCGGAAATCTCAGAAGTATTTTTTCCGACGTTTGTATTCATTTTTACTAAGTCAATGCCTTCAGCAAGAGAAATACCGTTTTTGTGTAAATAATTGGTAATTGCCGTATTGACCTGTTCATCTGTGGCCACGAACTGCAAAAGCTTTGCGATTACGACGCCATCTTTTGTTGTAAAATTATATCCCATCTTCTTTTCTCCTTATGCACTTTCGACACTGACAGTTTTAGCAAACGCTTCTATATCCGAATCACTCCAAACACCATAATTTACTTTCCTTACTTTTAAAGCAAAACCACTATATTCAGATGATTTTATGGACATAGCACCTGTGCATGCATTCCAACCACTAAAGCTTTCCAAAACATCTTCCTTATAATAATATATTTGGAAATAATAGCCATTCCCGCTCAAAAAATTTATTTGTGTATCTAAAGGGGTTGGGATATATTGTGATGCGATTCTCATTTTTTGCGAATCCGTAACAAACGTATAAACCGCTCCAATAGATTCAGATATCTGTCCAATCTTCCAATCAAAGTCTGCATAAACATATTTCTCCACCGTGATGTCCGATGTTGCCCGATAGTTTCCGCAAACCGCCAGAATTTGCACAGTTCCCGACTTTCCCGTCATTAACACGGTTCCGTTTGATACCGTTGCCATCTGCTCGTCCCCACTGAACCACCGAATCTTCTGGGTACAGTCGATCGGCTTGAGTGTAGCAATCAGATCCACCGTCGCTTTACCATATACGGTAGTTTTTGCCGGCGTAAGTGTAATTCCGGTGCAAATGGTCTCATTTGCCCGAAATTCATCCAACAGAATACTATTGATCAGGGTATCTCCAAGATAAAGCCCCAACGCCTGATTTCGCGTCTGACGAAGCTCCAGTTTTGCCAATACTTCGCCAATAATCGCATCCGTTGTTATCGTTTCCGGCTCATCGACTTCCTCATACAGAACGAGATTATTCGGGGTGAAAATCCCATCAATTGTATTCGATTCCAGATATTTATCAACGGCATTCTGAACGTCCTTCGGGGTCAATGCTGCACTGATATTTTTCGCTAGCTTTGCAATACTTTCCTTTACCTGCTGGATCTGATTTCCTGTTGCCTGAGCGTCAGCGGCCATGCCGGCCTCTGAAAGGGTGGTGTCAACTTGCACGGTAGATGCAACCGCCTTAATTTTTCGAATCTGAGCACGTACCGCCTCTCCAGCGCTGGAATACGTTGTGCCATCCTCACCGACACGAACATCCATCAGTTCCGCATCACCAGATGTTGATCCGGAAGGCAGCTTTGCCAGAGCATCCAGCCGGGCTGTATTAGTCTTGGTCTGATCATTCAATTCATTGAGCGATTCAACAACATTTTTATTTTTGGTTTCCAATGCACTGATTCTTCCAGTTGTGATCCATTTAAACAGATTTCCAAGTGAAAATTTCTTCGTAGCCTTACCGTATCTGTCATAAACAACGGCGATGTCTTCATCTTCCAGACCCGTTTTTTCTGCATATTCCTCAAATCGTGGCATTTTGCTCCTCCCCTTTGTATTTCTGTAATCTTTTTTCAAGAACGGTTACCTTTTCACTTAATTCCTGAATTGCTTTGTAGGCAACACCAAGCGCACTGTACATATCAACACTGCTTTTGCTTTCATCTAAGATATCATCTGCCAGATTGTAACCTTCTCCGATTACAAAACCAATATGTCTTCCACTTTCATTTTTGGGATGTTCCTTTAACTGATAACGATATACAGTGGTTTCTAATATTTTTTGCAATGCGCCATCTTCATAACTGTGAATGTCTTGTTTCCATTCAGCTTTGGATCCCGTTACCCAGGACATTGCCTTGCAGATACCATCTTCTGTAACAAGAAATTTGTAATTGTTTTTGTTAAAAGCACCTTCTCCGTTCCAGCCTCCCCAGAAAGCCCATGGACCATAGGCACCAATTCCATTTAGCTGACTGCCGGCAGTTTCCCAATACTCAGCCGGTTCATCATATACCGTTGTTTTTTTGATCTGCCATCCGCCCATAGACAAAAATACATCTTTGTTTCCATCAATTTTTCCACTGGAATCATAGTTAAAATATTCGCCTAAACTAATCTTTTCTGCCTGTTCAATACGAAAGCCGTTTTTAGACAAGGATCCAATTACATTTCCATTTTCATCATAAACCTGCAGCTCTCCATTGCCATTATTTTTTCCGCCGAGCTTTAAAACACCGCCCAGTGCATAAGTGAAATTCAAATAGAGCTTTCCATCTTTCATGTACACGCCCTGCTCCACTCCATTATTCGTCAGGCGATTGAAGATCTCCTCCTGATTCAATTTCTTATTCAGATCATCTACTGCCGTATTATCTGTGTATTTGTTTCGCTTCTGCCAGTCCGCAACAGTGAAACTCCCACTATCTCTGTCTTTTATACACGTCAAAATATCTGCTGTTGCATCATTAAACCATAAATCCCCAACAGCATATGGAACCGTTGGCGTGCTGACAAAGATCTGCGCTTTACCGTCAATCGAATCATATACATCACTTGGGGGTTCTGTTTTTACCGATTCCCACGCACTGCCGCTGTAAATATAAGACTTCTGCTCCGTCGTGCTGTACCAAAGGTCTCCTTTATGTTTCTTCTTTTCAGTGTCCGTTTTCCAGCTTAAAGCCGGATCTGCAGACTGTCTCCAGGTCTCTGCTTTGCCGTCAATCTGCGTTTTTACATCACTCATGGTATTGGCATAATCTTTTTCCATCCAGTTTTTGAATGTTGAATCATCGGTATATTTGTTGCGTTTCTGCCAATCTGCCGGCGTGTATTTTCCACTCTCACGGGATGCTATACACGTCAAAATATCTGCTGTTGCATCGTTAAACCACAAATCACCCACGGCATATGGTACTGTTGGCGTGTTCACGAAGATCTGCGCTTTTCCATCAATCATATCAAAGACAGCCTGCGGCGGTGTTGATGTCATTTCTTCCCATCCTGCACCATTATAAATATAGGACTTCTGCGTTTTTGTATTGTTCCAAAGATCGCCTTTATGTTCCGCTTTCTCTACTTCTGTCAGCCAATTGGATGCTGGATCCGATTCCTGCCTCCAGGTTTCTGCCTTACCATCGATCTGCGTTTTTACATCAGAAAGAGTTTTCTTATAATCGCCATCCATGAAATTTTTCAATGCAGAATCATCGGTATAGGAATCTTTTTTCTCCCAGTCATCCTTCTGATATTTTCCTGCTTCTCGTTTTGCAATGCAGACAAGGATTTCTGTCCCAGTAAACCAGGTATCTCCAATGTCATACGGTGGTACAGGAGTGCTGACAAAGATCTGTGCCTTACCGTCGATCATGTCAAAAACCTCATCCGGAATGCTCATACTGACCCAGTTACCATCCTTGTACATATATTCTTCGTTTGTTGCCGGATTGTGCCATAAATCACCATTATGCAGCCGTTTTTCCCGCTCCCAGACAGTGGCAAAATCCTGCCCATTTTCATCGACAATGTGCCCGCCGTCCTCATCCTCCAATGGCTCATTTGTGCTTCTCTCTGTCCAATTCACCGCCGGATCGGATTCCTGATACCAGGTTTCTGCCTTTTTATCAAGAGATTCTGTGATTTCATTTAACGCATCAGAATACTCATTCTGAATAAAATCTTCCAGTGCTTTATTCGCAAGATCTTTTGCAATATCATCAACGGTTTCTCCCTGCAGTGTAAACGATGTCGCACAAATACGGACCTCTCCCGTCTCCGCATTCATATATACGGTTTCTTTGCCGGATCTGTCTTTAATTACAAGTTCGCCGCCAACGCCCCAACTAAAATTGAGTCCGATTGTACTCATAATCTTCGTAATCAGCCGGCCATCTACTGAGAGACCCGTATTCCATGTCTTTCCGCCGTCCGTGGATACGCCGCAGGCCTCCGCGGTCATTTTCCAGATGATATCGGAATCTTTCAAATCCGGTTTGTTATGCCAGTAAAAAATCTTGCCGCCATCTGAATCTGCTTCTTCTGTCGTATACAATCCCGGAGATTCATTCAGACGCTTGCTCAGTCCTTCCAGCTCATTTTCCCACTGTGTTTTCTCTTTTTTTGCTTGTCTGCGCTGAGATACGTAAGCCTGCGTCAATTCGCTATATCGTTTAGCGCTGTTCCGCGCCGCGCTTTTGGCGTTGCAGGCAACACTCTGGTATTCTCCCGGTTTGAGTGTCGTGACTGTTACATAACTCTGATAAGTTTTTCCTTTCCGGTCAGTAATTTTAACCGCGTCGCCCGCTTCCAGCCCAATATCCATCAGTTCACTGCCGGAAAATGGCCAGAAGCTCATTCCTACACACTTCTGACCAATCCGGCTCACTGCCTCTTTTCCAGTTCCTTTTGTAATCAGGCGGTTTCCGGTAATGCTGAGTACGTATCCTTCCTTCCCGTACAGATACTCATTTACCTCTTCATCCGCCTGATCTTCGGAATATTCAGCCACTCGTACGCCGGTGATCACAACCTGATCAATATTGATTGTCAGACCATTTGTACTGCTGATTTTACTGAAAGTTTTTGGCTCCAAATCATACCAGCCAACGCAGAGCTGCCCATACGCGTTGCATCGGATCCACTGGCAGCCAAGCTGCGCCGTCCATGCCAGCACCTGGCGGAAAGTCAATGCTTCATCTGCAGGACGCTCAGATACCACGAAATCTTCCCCGTAAAATGACGGAGTTCCCAGTGTTACACCGCATACCGTACACGCATCCCGGATAATCTGCGAACGTGTTGCGGGATATTTCAGCGTACTTTCACTGTAATCCCGATCAAATCTGCTTGCATTATCGTAGCAGGTAAGAGTGATGACGGAACTGTTCTGATAAGGAGCTTCGACCACCGTCATGGTACAGATCCGAATCTTCTCCAACTGCGTCTCGGAAATCTGCATTCCCAGATAGCATACGGCCTCTGCACCGTCGAAATTATACTCGGTGAAATCGTCATAAATATTATTGATGCTGATCACACACTGATTTACGATTACCGAACCGATTTCAAATTCGCTCTCACCAGATACTGCATCTTCGAACTGGAACCCTTTGTTCCATAATTCATGGTTGGTCAGGTGCAGAACAGTCCCGTCTTTCAGCGTAAGATCCACAAAACGCAGGATCTGCCCCGGATGCGCTTCCTGAAGTTCCTTAAACTTTTCTGATAATGTCCGCATGTTTTCCTACCTTTCTATGACCTCAAAATTTAATGTGGAATACCGTTCGCGGCCTTTTGCCCACCATTTCACATCTGCTTCCATATCACCGGTATAAAACCGCCGTGTCGTGTCTTTTCCATCCAGTGGATCCCAGTATGTAACATTGACATATTCCGGTTCGAACGCCACCAGAATCTCATGGATTTCTGCTTTGGACAGGCAGACCCAGCCAAGAGACAAGGTGCGCTTTTCGCCCACCTTGTTCTTATGCATAAGGGTATCATCTGTTCTTCCGGCATCGCTTGCACTGATGTCGTTCTTTTTCCATTTAAAGGATGACGGGCACTTGAATGTTTTCCCGTCAACGCTAATCATTTCATCCATGTGCCCACCTCCTAAATCGTCTCGATCACATAGTACCGTCCATCATGTTTTTCTTTGCCTTTCCGAACTACCTTGTACAGGGTTTCCGAATCAGCTTTGATCGTCAGCTCCAAGGTAACGTCCTTGTTCGCATCGGATTTCTGCTCAAAAATACCTCCTGCCTGGAATGCATCCAGCATAGCTTCAAATACGGCACCTTTGATGCCCTCCGTTATCTGATCGTTATTGGCAACCGCATTTCTGCTTCCCATTCGGCCTACAAGCTCCGGTCCGGATTCGCGTGCCATGAAGAACTCGCCGGTCTGCGGGAAGCCGCCGGATGCGTATCCGTGACCCCGGTATGCCCTTCCAAGACTGCCGTATCGGCTTACTGCATACCGGATGGACGCAATCATGTTGCTGAGCGGATCCCAGATATTCTGATTGTATGGTGCCATCGCATATGCGCGGAAGGTCGGATCAATTACCTGCATCAGGCCTTTCGACGGGGTACCGCGTTTTGCGTTGCTGTCCCACAGATTGATAGCATTCGGGTTGCCTGATGATTCTGTCTGCATCTGGTACAGCAGGCTGTTCAAGTTTGCCGCCGAATACTGACCGGTCAGCTGCAGTGCCTTAATGGCAAGTGACCGCCACTGCTCCACACCCTTGCTGGCAACATAATTTACTTTTGGTGCAGATTCGCTGAAAAGATTTTTGACGAAATCTGTGATGCTGCCCTTGACCTGCGAGATAACACCTTTGGCGATGCTGAGTCCCGGTTCCGCAGCATTTCCAACGTCTGCGAACTTTTCAATCGCCAGATCCACAAGCTTCGAAGGGTGAGATACGTAGCTCCATACATCCGAAATAGTATCCTTGATTTTGGTTCCGATACCGGTTTTAAAGTGCGGCATCATGCTCAAATACTGCTGTGTCTGCTTCGCCGGTACGATCTGCGTGCCCTTTTCCATCATCAGCGGAACATTCCTGCCCTGCGGCACAAAAGCACTGCCATCGGGGCGGATAACCATCTCTCGATAGATTTCTCCCGGCTGATCGTTGACCACTCCAAGCGTATCCGCCTGCAGGCCTTCGGATCCCTGTGCGAATTTCGGTACCTGCCACTTCGCGAACGACTTGCTGCTGCCGACTTTTCCGAGAATCCAGTTTACACCGCTGATCACGCCGTTGACCGCACTGCCGATCGGGGAAATGATGGCATTTGCCACGCCGGACATCGTGCTCTTCAGGGAATTTTTCAAATTTCTGAAACAACCAAGGATATTATCACTGATCGTTCCGAACGCCCGCGATGCACTACTTTTCAGGTCAGACCAGGTATTTTTCAGGCTGCTGCCAATCTGAGACCAGGTGGAAGTCGTATTTCCGTGCAGGTTTGTCCACTTCTGAGCCACTGTACTGCGGATATTCTCGAATTTTGACGACGCATCCGAGCGGATCCCAGACCATTTCTGGGCAAGGCTGGTCTTCGTGTTATTCCAGCTTGTCTCCGTGTTCTGACGTACAGAAGACCATTTATCTGAAATTTTGGAACGGATTTCCTCAAATTTTGTTTTGGCATCATCGCGGAGATTCGCTATTTTCTTCGACGTATCATCGTTGATCTGCTTCCACTTTTTCGAAGTGTCTGTCTGGACTTCACTCCATTTTTTGCTGATGGTGTCCTTGATTTCGGAAAATTTCTGTTTGATATCGGAGATCTTATCCGTAATTCCATTCAGCATTCCTTCGATGAGATATTTTCCCATCTCTGCCATGACTTTGGACGGACTGTGGATTTCAAATACATTTTTGAACCCTTTCATAAACGGATCAAAAATATTTTTCTTGATCCAAGTCCCTATGCCGTCAATTGCATCCAGAATTCCCTTAAAGAATCCCAACACCGCATGACCGCCGCACTCTTTCGTTTTCTGAGCAAAATACTTTTGAGCAGACTTAAATGCCTCGCCGACCAGCCCACCAATCAGAGCTCCAAGCGATCCAAATGCTGCTCCAAATCCGCGTGCAAGTTCGCTGACGATGCCAGACCAGTCAATTGATACAACAAACGTTCTTACGGAATTTCCAAGTTTCCGCCAGTCCGTCTGCTCCAGAACAGCTACAATGGTATTGAGTAAACCTTTTGCAAGATCACCAACCCGTACTCCGTTTCCTGCCCAGTCGAAATCTGTAATTGCGGTATTCAGCCCGCCTGCAAGATCCTGTCCGAAGCCGGTCCACTTGAAGGTCCGCGCTGCTTCACCGATAACTGCAAATACCGCATTCCACTTCTGCACATACAGATGACCGATTCCCGGCCAGTCTACAGTATCTGCGGCACCGTTCAGCCCATCGCCGATAAATTTTCCGACGGAATCCCATCTGGTGTTATCCAGAAAGGCATTGATACCTCCTACACCGGTATTGACCGCCTCAGCGATCGTTTTTCCGATGTTGGTACCAAGATCTGGTACTTCAACGAAACCGCTGATAAAGGTACCAATGGACTTGCCGACTTTCCGTGACGTGTTCTGGATCGGTCCCCATGGAATCCGATTCAGCGCATCATTCAGTTTTGTACCGACAATCTGTCCGATCTCCGTGAAATCTGCATTTTTCCATGCATCTTTCAGCTTTTTCGCAAAATCAGTGATTTTGCTGTCAAGCGGAACGGACTCGAACATGTCCGCTGGTGTTAAACCACCTCCTGTACTGGTGTCTGCGTTATCATCACTGTCGGAATTGTCATTCAGCTTGTTGATCTGATCGAAACCGAACAGCGTGTTCTGCAGCTTCTTATTTTCTTTGTTGGCTTTCTTCGCGCTGTCTGCGTTGGAGTTTAAGCTCTTGGCATAGTCCTGATTGACTCTTTTTGCTGCTACAAAGCCGGACTGACCAGTCAGTGACGCAAAGAGCTGTCCCAGCGCCGTTACGGCTGCCGTCACTTTCTGAATCAGAAGATTCAGCATCGGTGCTGCTGCATTCAAGATCGGCGCAAAAGCTGTTGCCAGAGCATTCTTTAACTGTGTCAGGGACGACATCAGCATGGAAAGGCTACCGTTGGTACTGTCGCTGTACTGCGCCAGATTGTTCATGCCCTCTGTCAGGACACTGCGCAGACGATTGACCAGTGCGAAGAGGGAACGAATCCCCAGTCCGTACATCAGTAGTCCCTTCGGACCGCCCTGAAATCCGCCAGCTGTATTTCTGGCTCCTCTGCCAAGACTTAAAAGCCCTTTTGCAAACCGCCCGGCGGCAGAAATGCCATTACTGAAACGATGGATCAGAGACGCGGCTGCACCGGAACATTTCTTAATCGCTGTCGTTGCAAGCTTTGCGCCGGATGTTACGCCTTTGAAAAGTTTTGTAATGCCGCCCCATCCAGCCGATGCAACTTTTCCGACCTTTGTTTGGCTGATCGATTCTTTTATTTCTTTCATAACTGCCTTCACACTGGCCAGTTTACCACCCGTTCCCATTTCAATATCCTCTCCTGAGGATTCCATATTTCTTCCCATGGTCTGGTATTTACGCAACTCGTCCCGTGCTTTTGCAATCTCTTTCTGATTCTTGATCCATGCATCCGAACCTCGCTCTACGCCATCTGCCCGAAGTTCCACCATCTGATCTTCATATTTTTTGATTTTTTCAGACGCCCGCTCCATTTGCTCTGAAAGCTTTTCCGCCTCTTTTGTTGGCTGCCAGTCTTTTCCGGAGTTTTTCATTTCATCCATCTTTGCTTTCAAATCTTCCAGGCGACCTTTACTTTCAGCCAGATCTTTTCTAATATTTCCAACCGTTCCATCATCATGCATATAACGCATTGTCGAACGATCTTTCAAACGTTTATCAAACTCTTTCTGCAGTTCTTCCACCTTCTGCAATTCGGCCTGATACTCGGTTTCCATATTAGAAAAATCAGGAGCCGGTACTGCAGCTTTACCAGTGTCTTTCAGCTCCTGCATTTTACTTTCCAGCTTTACCAGTTCTTCCTGCGCTTTTTCTGCAGATTTTCTGAGATCACGATATTGTTCAGAATCACCTTCTGATTTTCCAAGCTGCTGCAAGGCTTTTTCTTCCTGGTACAGCTCATTGAGTTTTCCTTGAAGTTTTTCGATACTTTCCTGAGTTTTTGCATATTCGTCGGTATACACTTTGACGCCTGCGGCGACCTGTGCCTCTTTTACATAATTTTTTATAGACGCATTCATGGCCTTGATATTTGGAATTGCATATCGAATGGAATGTGCAACCAATTTTCCAGTATTCTTCCACATGTCCATGCTGGAAGACTGCTTTTTCAAGCGTTCCGTTTCTTTGGACATGCTATCAACAGCTCTTTTGGTCTCTGAGTCAGCTCTTTTAAGCTCTTTGACATATTCATCTGCCTGTGCTTCGAGTTTAACCTGCAATTTTGCAAGATCTTCTGCCATCGTTTTCACCTCCTTCCTCAATTCTCAAAAAGAGAGACGGTATCAGTTCTCCTCTGTCTGATGCCGTCTCTGGTTGTATCTCGCGGCATCTTCCCGCCGCTTTTCGTAGTACTCTTTCAGTTTTTTCTGTTCGAATGCCTGTTTTTCTTCCTCGAACAGTGTAGGATAATACTCCCATGGCTCCGGAAGCGGATCGCCTTTCTGCAGTGAGACATACCGCGCGGTCACTTCCGCCTGCAGGAAGGACAGCCCTACCTGCCGCTTGAATTTCCGGCGTTCCCTCCGATGGTAACTCGCCATCAGATCCGCGATCTCCAGCGGTGACAGCTCCCAGAAGAGCGCCGGGCGGATGCCGCAGTCCAGCGCCTGTTCATACAGTTCATCCAGATCATCGGAGACAAGCGTTACATCATTTCTTCTGCTGCTTCCAGATTCTTCATGAGGTCGTCCGCCTGATCCTGCGGGAAAAAACCAGAAACCACCATTGTCGGCATAATGATCTGAGAATAGAAAGTGATCTGATCGCCACCGTCCTCAGTCCATTTGTCATACATTTTCCGAACATCCTCGTATTTCAGTTTGTGCGTCCATGGGGTCGCTGCCGCCTGCACTACAGTAAGCATGACAGACAGCGGCGGGATATCACCGCCAGCAACCAGAGTCATGACATTCATTTTGTATTTATTTTCCAGAGTCTCGATCATTCTGGTATTCAGCTTCAGACTCAGTTTTCTGTCCCCTACTTCCCAGTAGTGAAACGGCTGTCTTTTCGGCTTTTTCTCTTCGATGTTTGTAATTTTATCGGATTTTTCTTTCTCCTCTACACCGATGTCTTCATCGATGCCGCCAGTAAATTCGCTCATTTATGTACCCTCTCTTTCTTCCTTTCTTTACGCTGGATCCGTCCAGGTAAGATCACTCTGCACCAGCATAGTCAGCTCGAACTCGACCACACCATTGACACCGCCACCAGTACGTTTTACGGAAACCTCCGCGCTGAAGCTGCACTTTGTACCGTCTGCTGCCGTTTCCTGGAAATCCAGCAGATCCTTGTTCTCCTGCGCAGTTCTCATGAGCCGATACGGAGATGTAGCTTTTGTATTGTCGTATTTGAACTTATAAGTCATTTCCGGCAGATCGCCGATTCCCTGCTCATATACTTTGTGAGTATCTGTCAGGCAGGTGTTGTCCACCTTCTCGGCCTCCACTCCAATCTCCGGAATCTCTTTCAGACCTGGAAGATCTGTGTAGACACTTTCTGCCGCACCATGTTTCTTGTATCCTAATTTTGCACCATTTGCTAACATATTTGCTCCTTTCCTAAGCCGGCCAGAATACCTGCTCCGACTCCATATCGATAATTCCTTCGTAACGCATCACCTTGTGCTTCATACCGGATGGATCCGGCGTATCCTGACAGAGGATGCGCACAAGACCGAGCTTCGACAGCGCCGCATCTACCTGCATGGCAGCTTCGGAAGTAGACCTGTTGTTCCAGATGTCAACCCGGTACCGAACGTAGGATTTCTCTTCCTTGTCCGTGCGCTCGTAGACCTTGTTATCCTCTTCTGTGTACTGCACCGCAGGCAGTGCCGCCCAGTCCTTCGGGTACTGGTCCGTTACATTCTCAAATACGGCATCCAGCGCCGCATATACCTGATCTTTTACATTCTTCAAAACTGTTTTCTCAGCTCCTCTCGTATCACCTGCTCAATCTGTTTCTCATTGTTCTTCAGTGCTGGATATAGAAAAGGCTGCGCAGGCTGGCCGGTACACTGATAAAATCGCCCTTCCGGTGTGTCAATGTAAAACCAGCCATATTTTTCCGCGGTTGCCCGATCCACCTCATTCGGGCCGCTGCCTTCGTGGATCCACCAGGGTGATTGTGTATAAACCGGCGTTGTGTCCGGTGAAATTCCTTCGTGGTTCTCCTGGCCTTTCGGACCGGTGCCAAATTCCACATATGGACCATATTTCTTATCTGTATAACAGATGCCGGTTACATTCCGGCCTTCTGTCTCTACCACGGTGAAAATACTTCCCCGCAGTTCGCCGTGATCCACCGGACATTCTGCCCGCGCCGCAGACTGTACCAGCTTGATTCCCTTCGAAATCGCTTTGCTGATCTCAAGCTCCGAGGCATTTTTCAGCATCTCTGTTACATCTTTCGTTCCAAGAATCATAACTTTTCCACCTCCAGTGTCAGATAGCGATAGGGGTAGATGGCAATTACCTTGTAATCCGGCTGATCCCCGTTGATGCAGATACCGTCATTCACGGAAATTGTCGGTCCGTCTGCCACTGTATACGAAAGTTTTCCGTTCTTCCCGGAATTCTCCGTGTATGTCCCGTCAATCCGAAGATTGCGGATATTCGGCAGGCGTATTCTATACATTTCGCTCTGGATCCGCCCGCCGGCAGCCCACATTTCCGCGCGGAAGGGAACGGCAGAACCATATTCGATGTAGGTTCCGCCCTCGTTATCCTTTTTCTGTTCAAGAGGACAGTGTTTCAGCTCCACCAGCCTGCTTCTTTTCAGCCTCAAATGTTTTCCCTCCTACTCTTGCCAGCCGGTACCGGTTCAGCACATCGTAGATCTGCTTTGGCGCGTCGTTGAAAGTGTAGCTTTCTCCGGATCCGGTGCGCGCCGCCTCTCCCTCGGTTCCCATCCGGTTCAGGGCGATGACTGCCAGATCCCGGACTGCCTTATCCAGGCCGGAAACGAGGTGGGTACGGTTCGTATAGGATAAAACGAAAGCCTCCGCATCCTCTAAGAGGATCTGCAGAAGCCCTTCGTCTTTCTCACCGGTCATTTTCTTCAGCTTTTCCAGTTCGGTCATTTCAAACCACATCCTTCAGGACTTCCTGCAGCTCCGCCTTTGTCAGCGCAGATGCACCAGAAATCCCCTTTTCTTTTGCAAGATTTTTTAATTCCTCGGCAGTCATCTCTGAAAGATCTTTTTTGTTGGAAACCTCTGGGCTTTGCATCTTAACAGCTTCTACTCTTGTAAATCCATCGTTCAGGAGCCGTTCTGCCTTGATCCCATCCGCTTCCCTCTCAACGTTTCCTTTTTTTAATCTCATTCCTTTGCCTCCCGAATATTTAAATAGATGGAATCCAGCTTGTTATCCAAAATCCATAAATCATGGAACCGACGGTAATCCATCTGCCATGCATCCATTTTCTGGTTTGTGTTCGGATCAAAAATTCGCATCTTATCCTGTTTGGTAATAGCGAGTGGTGTTGTTGCCGGGGAAATAAAGAAATTCAGGTCTTTTGCTGTAGTTCCCTTCTCATATCCGCCTTTTTCCTGTCCCGCTGCTTTACCATCGTTCACCTTGATTGCCGTATACATACGGTTGGATGGAGTTGGAATAATCGGTACTTTGTCCACAAACGGTACCATGGTATCAATTCCATTCTTCGAAAATGTTCCCATAGTAATTTTTCCCGCAAGTTCGAGTTCCAGCTCCAGAATAAAGTCAGACGTTGCCTGGCATACTAAGGCCCCGTTGTAGCCGTCTCTTACTGCTCTGATTCCTTCTTTCAACTTACGCAGTGCAGAAGTTCCAGTCGTTCCCGGCACATAGGCATATTCAATCATTCCAGCTTTATTCGCCGTGATCGTATCTGTTGCAAGCTTCGAAATACGGTATGCGTCGATTTCCGGTACAACCTGTGTTCTCTGAAACTCTCCCATTACAGCGGCCGCGGTTGTAACAAAATTATTTTCATTAATGTCCATCGAGTCCAACTGGAACTGACGACCACGATCCTGGGTCATCTTTTTGGTTTCATACTCTAAAGCAACAGACCCACGCTGATATCCATTGTCACGATCATAATCTCCCATTCCCTGCACGGTCATTTTCGGAATTTTTACTTCTGCTCCACCATTGTAAATGACCTGCCCTGCATTGGCATCCATCCAGCCGGTAGTTGCTTCCTGAACAGCTACTTTATCTAACATTTTCTGAAACAGTGTAGCTGTCGCTAATGTATTAACTGCCATATTTTTCACTCTCCTTTAAAATTTTCCCATCATCAGGTTATATACCTGCTGTTCCTGGGTTTTCTGTGGATCAGTTTCCGGTGCTTTTTTCGGCGGCTTCCCGCCTTTCAGTTTCTCCTCCACGGCAGTTTCTACTGCTTTCTGAAATACAGTTTTTACTTTCTCCATGGATTTTTTACAGGAATCTGCATCCGTGTAATTGAGTACCTCCGCCAGCTCCTGCGGCAATCCATCACTGGCAAGTGTATTCTTTGCCTCTGCCATCAGTTCTTTTCTGGTAATTGCCGCTTCTCTGTCGGAAAGCTCTTTTTCTTTCTTCTGCCGCTGATACTGCTCTTTCTCTTCTTTCGTCATTTTGGCAAGACGTTCTGCCTCAGACAGCTTGTCATCGGTCAGTGCCTGCCACTTTTCCTGTGCATTGGTCACTGCCGTATCAATCGCTTTCTGCACGCGGCGGTCAAATTCTGCCTGATTTCCTTCTCCTTTCAGAAAATCGTCAAATGACGGAAGTTCTGCTTCTCCCTGATCTGCTGCTCCGGCTCCGCCGCCATTGCCTCCATCGGCCCCAGCACCGTCTCCTGCTCCGCCTTCTGCGAAGATCTGCAGATTCATTGGGATTCTGCAATAAAAATATTTCTTTCTCATGGTTTTCGTGTCCTTTCCGCCCAGCCTATTCACTCTCGTGCCCGGGCCATTCGCTGTTGGATTTTCCCTGCTTCTTTAACGCCTGGCAGGAAAAAGGCATAAAAATAACACGCATTTCTGCGTGCATTGTTCGTTTGGAATTGCGCCGGCGCAATTAATCTTCGTGAGTAACTTTTACGCCCCACTCCGGAAGAAAATTGATTTCATAATGGTATTTATCTACATCAGCCCCGGAAATGTCTTCCACAACGTACATTGTATAATCATTGAGATAGACCAGATCCTTCTGGTATTTTCCTTCCGCCGTCTCAATAATGACCTCAAGTTCATTCTCTGAGTTATTCTGCAAAGAAAAGGTTCCTGTCAGCTCCAGCAGGATCGTGTCGGTTCTGGCATTTAACACTGTGAGTTTGCGGGTTACATTGAAATTGTCGGCTTCCTGTGAAATATTGTTGCTGACTTTGTACGCCTCAGTGCATCCGGTAAGAGATGCACATACCAACATGAGCGCTGTCAGCAATGCCATTACTTTCTTTTTCATTCCATATCCTCCTACATTTTAAAACAGATATTCTGGAATTTTTTGTATGCATCAAAATACAATTCCGCTTTATCTCCGTTGTATGTCAGCTCATAATACATTCCATCCGGAACAGTAGTGCTGAGCAGGGCTTTGTGATTCTGCAGTGTTTTACACATCCAGACCACATACACATCATTTGCGGTAATCTGTTTCTGATCCGTTTTATCCATATGCTGATTTATGTACTCAGCCACCTTTTCCTTGCAAATTCTTAAAAACTCTTCATTTCCCATAATCTTATTCCTCCGCAAAAACCCAATCTTCTGCAAGCATATCCGCCTGAGATGCAAGCCACCCCATCTGCACGCCGGAAGTTCCAACAAAAGCGATGGCTTTATTTCCGATTGCATCGTGTTCACAATTTACGATCTGATTATCCGCGTCTTTATAGGAAATTCCAGTTGCAAGCTGAACATACTGTTTCTTTCCGTTCCAGCCTTTACGCGCTACTTTAAATCCTCTTTTCAGATACTTAATCGCTTCCCCGAAAGAAAAGGTTGCCTCTCCTCCAAGAATCGGGCAGTTCTGACCATTCGCATAAACCCATTCATCGGAAAGGATATTCTGAAGCGTATACTCCACATTCTGTGTCTCTCTTATATCCAGACAGCCGCCGTCTTTTGTGTACATAAGGATTGTCTGGGATTCTTCATCCCACCACCAATAGCCTGCCCATGACGGAAGTTTTACTGGAATTCCTGATTTCATTTCTTCAAATGCTTCTTTAAATTTCATTTTCTTGTCCTCTCTTTCTTAAAAATGAGTATAAAAATACCACCGGCCTCTCGACTGGTGGTATTATTCCTTTAACATCTCTGGTGTCCATTTAATGTTTTTTATGCGCTCTTTTTCTTTTTCAATGTCTTTATCGATTTCTTTAATCGTTCGTCCGCTATCAACAATCGGACCGTCATAATACTTGTCACCTGGTTTCATATATATCCCCCTTTTCTTATCAGAGAATTTATATCGTACTCCTTCACTATTTCACATTATTGGATCAGTACCAAAAAACCATCTTTTCTTCCGGCAAGTTCTCCAATTTTGCAAGCCGACGCAATTCGTATTTTACATGAACAGCCCCATATCCTGCACTTTTATGTTCCAAAATCTCGCCGTCTAAAATGCTTATTTTCATAAATCCTTTTGGTTCACGACCTTCAATATAGTAATCTGCAGAAATAGCCTTAGCCGTTTTTCTTATATTTTTTAAGATTACCATAATATTCAGCCACCTCCTTGGGATAATCATATTTTTCAGATGCTCTTCTGTGCGCTTCTAAATGATCTATCGCCGGATTCTCTTCTTTTATCTTCATTTCCAAGAGTTCATGTTCGATCAACGTTCTATCATGCGGTTTAATATCTTTTCCAATCATTAACCGTTGCCAGCTCTGTGCTATTGCACAATCCGGATCAAATCTTCTGCGCATACCGGTTTCCAAATCTACCAAAGACTTATCTTCGAACAAATATGCTTTGATTTTCTTGATGTCAGATTCTTTTTTGCCAAGATTTTGAGATATTTTCTTCGTATCTGTCGAAAAATTTCTTATCTCGTTATAATACATCTTAGCAAACTCTTCGCCTGCATCACTATCAGGATCTGTGATTCTTGCTCCAGATATCATTATATCAGATTTGGATTCTTTTACAATAAGTTCCTTGGATTTCTCCTGATCTTTTACATATTTTCCATACCACTGCTTATAAGTCATATCCCCAGGTACTGTATATGTCTTTCCGGTAACCGGATCTCTTGCCCTTCGCCGCAGATTCCGCAGAATCTCATCTGAAAAATATGAAATCGTCGTGCACCGGCACCAGGGATGCATCGGGGGCATATTTACACCGGGATTGGCATCTTTGACCGGGAATATCTTCCCGTCCAGCGGCGCACAGTCTTCCTGACAGGTCCGCAGATCCAGCGTTGCGAGATAGACATATTTTTCTATCCCACACTCATCATAGGACTGCAGATCCATCTGCCCGGTGATATAGCTGCTTTCTGTCCGTATCAGACGGCGGGCCTGGCTGCTCCCTTGGGCGAATTTCTGTATGATGATCGCGGCCGTTTCCCGCTCTGTGCGGCCGGTTACTAAGCTGACCAGTAGCTCCTCTTTCAGCGTCTGCGCCAACGCGCCGGTGTTATTCCAGATTCGCGTGGAATAGTTCTTTCCAGACCATTTGCTTTTCAGCAATCGGTCAATCATTTTCTGATCAACCTTAGCAAAGGAAAATCCATATCCGGAGCGTTGCTGAATGTCGAATATTGATTTGTAATAGGCCTCCTCAGCCAGCGCCGCATAATGCGAGGTGGAAAGAGTCAGTTCCTGTTGATATACATTCCGCATAATCTGGTCGAGCTGACTCTGGATCTGCTCCAGACGCTCGATTCTCGCCCGATATGCCGGAGCTTCAAGTTTCTGTATGAGTTGCTCCTTTTCGGTGTCTTTGGCACCATTCTGGAGCTTCTGCAGTAATTCCTGTATTGAAGCACGGTCCGTCATCTGATTCAGCAGGTCATAGGCCTCTCTTTCCGAAAGGTTATGTTTTGTCATATACTTCTCGAAAATACCATCAATTTCCTGATTCAGATACGCCGCTGCCTTTTGATAGAGCTTTGCCGCCTCATCTGCTGTTTCTTCGGCACTCTGCATATATTCCCACATTCTCTGCGCCACGCGGTTCTTCCAATACTGCTCATTCTTTTTCGTCATGGCTTACATCATCCTCTGCGGATGCTTCCCCTGGCTGATCAGGCTTGGTATTTGGATCGTTCCCGAACATTTTCTGTTGATTTTCAAGATTTTCCTGCGTTTCTTTTTCCAATGCATTTAATTCTTCATCCACATCTTCTACAAACGGAATCTGCGACAACAGCGTTCTCCTGCTGACTTTGCCCCACAAATTGGCCACAATCTGTGAAATTTCCAGCAGGTTCTTCGGCAGAGATCTTGTGAATACCATTGTAATCCCCTTTGGATCCACGTTCTTCTGATACAGAGACAGATAACCGCAAAACAGCCGGAGACGTTTTCGAAGCCCTTTTTTATAATATCGGGTCTTAATTTTTGTAATGTTCTCCATGCCCAATACTTTAAACTCCATTGCCACGCCGGAAACATTACCACCAAAGCTTTCATCCGTCATGCAGGGAATATGACTGAATTTATGAATATCCTGTTCGATTGCCTTTTTCAGCACTTCCACGCCAGTCTCATCGAATGTTCTGGTAAGATATTCTGCCTTGGCTCCATCCGGAACTTCCAGCACCTTTCTCTTTTTCAGATGCTTCATCGCCGCCTCTGCGCCTTCTTTTTTCTCACCATTCTCATCTACTTCATCATCTGCAAGCAATGTTCCATAGATGGCAAGAATCGCATCAATAAACTGCTCCTTATCCGTGATACGATCGCTCATCAACGCATTGTAAGCATCAATAAGTGGAATCTGCAGTTCAAAATCACCAATACCAAGTTTATTATTCAAATACTCGATAATCGGAATCTCGCACATATAATGTTCCTGCGGCTCTTCTACGGTGATCTGCGGAGCGCTGCTGTCCTCGATATCCAGCTCGTACCGGTATCTTGACGTCAGTATGGTTGCCATGAAATGATCTGACGAAGTTCCAGAATCATCTTTTCTGACATAATAATAGACAGCAAAGAGTTCTCTCTCCTCGATGCTGTCATCTTTTACCATAAATGTATTTTCTGCCGAAAGGTTCTTCGTTACCAGATCATTTTCATTCTCTTTTATATATACGTATTCATACGCAAGCCCATAAATGGAAAGCTCCAGCCCATTGTCTCCGTCGGTTTCATCTGCTCCGGCAGTCTCCAGGGCATCGGTCAGGGCTTTGATATCGCCTTCTGCCTTATATGTTACTGGGTTTCCAATGAAATAACTGCTGGCCGTATCAGAAATATCTTTTGCATGATTGCACACCAGTTTGTTTTCACGATCCGCATCTGACAGAATTTCATGCTGTCCTTTGTAGTAGGCCATATTCTTCTGCATTCGCCCGACAATGCTGATATGCTTGGATATCAACTGGCGGATCATCTGCTTATCCGGTGCCCGCTCATCAAATTTTTCTCTTGGAACTGTAAATGTATACATTATTTTCACCTGCTTATCTCTCGAAGTCTTGCCACTTTACTGCTCAAAACAGTACTTACAAAATAGCGTACTGCATCGCATCCGTGATCATGCTGCTTTACCGGTTTGTCCTCTCCATGCTCAGCTGCTTTCTCGTCCCATATGTAAGAAGCAAATTCTTTGATTGTTTCCGTACAGGAGCTGGAAAATATCAGCATTTCCAGATTCAGCAGCATACCAACCAGCCGGATTCCGTCCAGCACATCATTATTTGCCTTAATTACTTTGTATCCGCGTTTTCGCAGTTCAGCAATAAAAGAAGCGGCCGACGGATCCACAATCATTGCTTTGATTCTGGTTCCATCCAGCCACTTTTTCAAATCATCTGCATATTCTGCATCCGTCTTCTGTTTACCCTTGTCTCTTCCGGAATAATAATACTCGCGGATGCAGTACCATTTTCCATCGATTCCTTTATTCCACAGCAGGAACACGGTCGCATTCTGCGTACCATAGTCGCAGGACACATAACGGTTTCCATTTACCAGTATCTGGAAAAACTCTTTGATATTCTTTACATGTTTTTCCGGATCAAACATATCATAAATGACACCCTCAGCTGCTGCCCATAAGCCTAAAATATACCGCTTGAAGAAAACGCCAATATACATACTGCGGTATCTGGCTTTGATCTCCTCACTCAGAGACAGGTTGTCATCCATCGTAAAATGCAGATAGAGGATTTCTTTTAGCCCCGGATCTTTTCCCTCTTCCGCGGCTTTCTTTCTGATCTGCTCCACCCGCTCTTTTCCGAGGTATCCCGTGGATTTGTCAATCCAATTCACTTTAAACCAATGATATGGCCCGTCCGGATTGCAGTTAAACCAGAACTTAGAACCTTCCACGGAACATCGGCCGGTCGCCTGGTTCACGAAGCTCTCCGGCATCAGCGCAACCTCATCAAAGAATACGCCCGCCAGCGTGATACCCTGAATCAGATCCTGTGAACGCTCATCCTTGCCGCCAAATATGTAAAAATAGTTTTCGGTATCGCCTTTCCTGATGATAATGAGGTTATCAGCTCTTCGATCAATTACAGAATAACCTCTTGACTTGAGCATCAGTTTCAGCCAGAACAGTACGTTTCTCCGGAAAGAACCGATGGTCTTTCCACACATAGCAAAGTTTTGACCGTTGAATGTGCTCATTGCCCACATTGCGAACGAAAGCGACATACTGACGGTCTTTCCGGATCGGATCGCGCCGTCAGCTATAATTCCATCTTTATCATGAACCGGTGAATCTTTGCACCACCAGGTAAGAACTTGCTTCTGTTTTCTGGAAAACGGTGAAAAATGGAATGTCTGGCCTTTCTGCCGGCTTTTGATGTTTTGTTTGAGTTTCTGCAGCTTTTCTTTCAATGATGAGATTTTCTCATACACTCTCATCACCCCAGACTTCCTGTGCCACGGCATTCATCGCAGAAAGGAATCCATCGTCGCCGGTTTCTTCCTGCTGAACGTCCTGTTTGCTCATTTCGAATTCAAGCTGCATTGCCGCCAGCTCCAGCCGCGCATCATCATAGCCAAATTTATGCAAGGCCTCGATGGCTCGCTGACGCCGTGCCTGCACACGGGTCAGGGCATCTTCTATGGACTGGATCTGTCCCAAAATCCCCTCGTATTCTTTTAAAACAGTTGGTTTTCCTTTTTCAATTCCAGATCGATATCCGGTAACACTCATTCCCGCTGGAACTTGTTCTTCTGGCTCAATATTTTCATCGGCCGTCGGCTGCTCCATGTTCTTCAGCATCTCAATTCTTTTCAACATCCGCCGTTCCCGCACAGTCAATAGCTGAATTTCCTGCAGGAGCAACTGCTCCTTGTCCGGCGTCACCATTTCAGTCAACCGTTTTTCTTCTGGATCCAGACAATCAAAAAAGAGAGCTTCAAACTCTCCTGTCTTAACTGCATTCTTATTTCCCGGCGGACCGGTCGCATTTTGATTTCCCGGTTGACCGCCTCTTTTTTTCTTATCCGAACGTTCGCTTTTTTTATCCGAACGCTCGTTATCCCATCTGTGAGTAGATTTCCAACGGCGAACAGTTCCTTCCGGCAGATTCAGTTGACTTGCAATCTCAACCAATTTCATGCCTTTTAGGTACATGCCCTTTGCCTGCTCTATTCTTTTATCTGGCGCCCGGGCCATGTTCCATCACCTCGATTCGTCGTTTTTGAATATAACAAAAGGCAGTCTCTATGCAAGACCGCCTATGATTTTCACATATTATTTTTTTCTTGCTCTTTTGCCCATTCTAAAGCAGCTGTTTTTGCTTCCATTATTCCATTTGTCCCCTCAATAATCGCCAATCCAATCGCAAGCCCAATAATATCTCTTTCTGTATGCGATTGGTTAATAAAATGGATCAAATTCGCCGCAGCCGAATAAAAATAAAACATTCCTTTAAATGCATATGCCGTCAATAATTGATGATGGTCTCCTGTCCTTTTCCCTGTTATTAAGCCAACAGAAACAATAATTGGGCAAAGCAAATACGTAATTACAAATCCTATATCCATCCTATACTTTCCTCCTTTTTCTGTCATCATACTACAAAACGTCCTGCATTTCTACAGGACGTTTTAAAAGAAGTATATGGGGGATGATCTCCAGTCAATGGAGAGTTGGAACGGCAGGATTCGAACCTGCGCCTCGTGCCGGCGTCTCTGCGCTCTCCTTGAGCTACGTTCCAATAGGTGCAGGGTACCTTCTCTGCACCGTGCATCATTCGGACTTTTTCCATGGGCTGATGCCGCCCAATTCAACGGTCAGGCTGTGACACCTGGCCGCCGATCAAAGTACATTTACAAGGAGGTAAAGAAAAGATGAAACCCTTCCTGCCGTTCTCTCCATGATACACTATAACATTTTGATTCGGGACATATGGGACAAACGGGACAAAGTTTCATTTTTCCTCAAAAAATCTGTGATATTCTTTCTTCACACTCTCCTCCGTTGCCTTTCTTCCGAGTTTCGCCGCCACCTGGCTCCAGCTCATCTCCTCGAAGACTCTGTACTTGATAATGCGCTGCATCCTCTGTGGAATGTGGTTCATCCACTGCTCCACTTCTACTTTTAGCCACTGGGCGTTCTCCCGGCGCTCCTCCAGAATCTTCTCTTCGTGCCGCAGACGGGCGTCCTCTTCATAGGTGAACGCCGTCCCTGCGATCTTGAAGTGCTGCGGATTGTAAGGGAAATCCGGATTGCTCCCGGATACGTTCGTCTGCACGATGGTCTGCCGCTTTTTTTTCAGCCGTCTAATGTCCTTTTCCGTCTCCTTTATCAGCTCGCACGCGTCTATGTACTGCTCCAGTGCCTTTTTCTCCATTGGTATCACCTCCCCATGTGTGTTCTTTTCCGGTTGTCCTGTCTCTCATTCTGATCTCAACCAACTCCAGATGCGACACGTTCAGAACCTCCCGCACAGCCTTGACCACGTTCCAGATTGGCCTCGGCAGGCGGACGGCGTTTCGAATTGCTTTGTCTGCGGTTGGATCGCGATATCCTTCACCATTCATCTGCCATGCCCCTTTCTGTTCTTCCTAAATTCTTTAATCTTGTTCTGAAACATCTTCATTTCATCCATCGTAAGAAATGCCGGAATTAAATAGTCTGCTTCTTCTGGGCAAATATACACCATTACTCCATAAAATGTGACTTTAACCATTTTCTTTGTACCATGTGTGTAATTCATTTCATATGTGATCTCGTCTCTATTCTCTTGCACTTTATGAAATCCGTATTCTTTTAATTGATCATCGATGATTTTTACTTTTAATAATTTCATACTCGCTTCTCCCACTCACGCAAATCTCAACTGCCACTGGCTGTCGTCGATATTCAGATTCGGCACCCGCTCGCCTACTTTCAAGTACGGGCAGTTGGCCTCTACCAGTTTCTGAGCCATACCTGCTTCTTTTCGGTTGTCAATATAATTCAGAATGCTTTTTTCAGTGACACGAACAATATGTTTTATGCATTCATCATCATTCTCATACAGAGCGCCATTCGCATCTTCTTTTACCTTGCGAAATCCACATTCTCTTATTCTCTCGTCGATTGTTTTAAATAATTTCATACTCTTTTCCTCCTCAGCAAAATTCCAACTGTCCATCATCAACAAACTTCTGTTTCTTCTGGTTTAATCTATCTCCCTGCTGTTTTAACCGCTCAACACGAGCTTTTTGTTTCAGATTTGCCATATAATTATCATCAACTTCCGGTGGAATCTTCAAAAAATATTCTTCCGGAAGCGGCATTCCGTTTTCTTCACATAACTCTGCAATATCTCTCTTGTAAGAAATAATATGATTTCTCGTCAGATTCATATTGCAGCCATCCGGCCAGAACGGATCATTGCAGCTGTTTTCGTTGATATAGTTCCAATTATCACGTTCACGGATTATAAGTCTGCAAAGCAAATTTAACTGCTGTTCTGGTGTCTCCTTTTTCATGGCAGTACCTCCGGAACCCTTTTCAATGTATGTTTCATCCTTATTCCTCCCAAATTGCATTTGCCTCATTCTCACGATTTCTCTCCATGTAATAATCGTAGAGGAACTCTTTCTGCGCCTTTGTGAACTCTCTTGCCGGATTCTTGGTCGGAGTTGCAATCCCCATGCCCGGATTGTGAAGTAGAACCCATCCTCGTTCTACGAGCCAATCCGCGGCCCCGAACAGCCCTACATCACATTTTCGCTGAATGTCCAGATCTGTATTCATAACTTCGTCTGGAAAATTCTTATTCACGTAGTTATTAGCCCAATCCTGATGATTACCCCAGTCAACCTCGTGAAATTTTCCGTTCGGTTCCAGCCAACCATAATCTGCAGTCGTATGTTCTTCCTCATCCGCCATTCTTTCAAGAAAATCATCCAGCATAGAGAATCTTCTGTCTTCCTCTGTTTCCTCATCAAGTTCTCTTCTGATTGCTCTTTGTATGTCTTCTGGAATGCATTCCCTCGCAGTATTCCATTTTTGCACCATATCTCGGAGGCTCTCTTCTGCGTCTTTTCTCTTTTTCACTTCCCGCCAAATGTCCATGCTTTTCGGAAGCGTCTCTTCTCCTCCCGGCTCATATACCACAAGACGATAAGTACCATCTCCAGTATTACCTTTCAGGGCTGCCCGTCCAAGAAGGATATCTTCCGCATGCCTTTTGATCTGTGCTTCCGTTTCATCTGTACCAGACATACAGTCCATGAGAAGCTCCATGACTTTATCGAATGGTTTTCCTTCCAGATAAAACCACTCTCTGGCTATATTGGTGATAAATTCACCTTGTACACTGAATGTAAGTTCTCTTTTCTCTACGTCCATTGTTTTCTTCCCTCTATTCGCCATTCAGAAGCCCGGTATACCCTTGCCCCGGCCGGAGGCTGGCTCCTTTCTGTTTGTTCTACACTGTCATTTTAGCTCCGCACTTCGGGCAGAACTTCCATTTTGCTTTGATATATTCTGTACTGGATCTTCCTGTTTCAACGGCATCATAACTTTCAACCTGAAAGCCACAACCAGAGCATTCAGCATGGATATAGTCGTTGTGCCCTTCTCTACTTTTCCACTTTGCTTTTTTCATTCTTCCCATGATTCCTGCTCCATTCCGTAAGATATTCTTCCTGCTCCCGGTCCTCTTCCGGATCCTTCGGCCGCTCTGGCCGGTTCAGCAGCAACGCCGCCGCACCAACGACTACTCCACAGAACACGATAATTCCAATCACTGCCATTTCTCACCCTCCTGCACTCTGGTTTTCAAGTAACATCTGCTCAAGCGATCCCATATCATATTGCCGCTGGTGGAAATTATTGAACTTATTTCCTGTGATCGGCTTCGCACTTTCCGCCTGACGTGGTTTGTTATCATAGTTTCCATCGATTACCTTCGCAAAATTGGCATCTTTCATCAGCCAATCAAAGTTTGCTGACCAGTTCCGGTTATTGGCACCCTTTAAGAAAGCGGATCCCTCTGCCTTTTCAAACATCTTTCGAAAATCTTCTAGGCTGTAAACTTTCAATCTGGCTCTGATTGCCTTCTTCCTGGCTTCGGATAATGTTTTTACAGATGGATAAGAAACGCAGATGGACCGGTAAAGGTCCACAACCTGCTCGCAGGTTGCTTTCTCTTTACTCTCTTTATTCTTATCTTTATCTTCTTCTTTATCTTTCTCTTTATCTAGGCTGTTAACGTTGGATTCATGTAAATATTTATGTAAATGTTTACGTGAATCTTCACATGAACTTTCCTCTGTATTTTCTTCCTGCTCAACAGTCAGCAGAAGCTTCTGTTTTCTGCGGTAGTCCCGCTGGTATTCTCTCTGGTACTTCTTCCGGGCCTCCAGCTGCTCCAGGTTCTGATGCTTTCCCCAGTTCGGGATGGTAATCACACCGTCCAGAATCTCAATCATGCCAAACTGCTCGAAGGTCTTAAGTGCCAGTTGTACCGTAGATTCCTTCCGCCGGAAGATGGTTGCCAGCATTTTGTCCGTGTAGGCGATTTTATCACTCAGCAGGAACACACCGCTGTTATTCATCTTCCCGGCAAGGCACAGGAGCTTAAACCAGATCACAATAATCGAGTCCGCCTCCGGCAGGCTCTCAATCAACAGAATCTTCTCATCGTCGAAGATATCTGTCGTGATCTTAATCCATTTGATATCCGCCATGTTACTCTCCTCCCTAAATCTCCCTGATTCGTATTCCATACACGGAAAGCATCAGCTTCCGTTTGATGATATAATCTTTCGTCCGGAATCCCTTGGTGTCTTCTACGATCGTAAGGGTATCCCCGTCCGGCAGAATCGTCTTGTATACAAAATCCGCTATGTAGGCACATTCCCGCTCAACGCATCTTCCGCGCCCTTTCTTGGTTGTGCTTTCCGGATGCTCGTACTGTGCCGGAATCAGCACATATTTGACCTGCCGCCGGATATCCTTTATTTCTCCTACTTTTTCGAGGAGCAGAAGCTCCTGGTACCGCGCCGCCTCCCGCTTCGAGTCGAACACGATGCCATTCACTTCCGCTTTTCGGCTGCCGTATTTATTTCCGGCATATCTTTTCCACGCCATTTCGCACCTTCTCTCTAGTTGAATGGAAGTTCTTCGTCGATGCCATCCGGGAGGCTCATAAAGCCATCCGGGTCTGCCGCCTGCGGTGCTGTTCCGCCGTTTCCAGAACTTGCGCCCTTGCTCTCTGCAAATTCCTGATCTTCTACAACTACGTCTGTCGTATAGATTTTCTGGCCATCCTTATTGGTATAGCTGCCGGTCTGGATCCGGCCGGTGATGATAATCTTCGTGCCGCGATGCAGGTAATACTCCGCAAACTGCGCCGCCTTACCGAACGCAACGCATGGAATAAAATCCGCGGTCTGGTCACCTTCTCTCTTAAATCTCCGATCCACCGCCAGACGGTACCGTGCAACGGCGGTCTGATTCTCGTTCTGGCTGTATCTTACTTCCGGATCCGCGCACAGCCGGCCCATTAAAATCACTTTATTCATCCTCTGCCCTTTCTATCTGCCCAGCACAGCCATTTTCTGGCCGCGCGGGTAATCTTAATTAAAAATGTCATCTTATAGTGTTTAAAACGCCTCTTACATGCCCGGCACTGCACCCGGATAATCGGTGATATCCATCTGTCCCGGAAGATTTTCTTCCTGTGGTGGTACATTCTGTGTAGCCCGGCGGTTCGGCGTCTTCTGCAGGCGGCGCATCGCTTTGTTATACTGCTCCACGGTCAGATCACTGATTTTTCCGACCTTGAATGTATTGTTGATCTGCACCTCCTGCACGCCGGTTCTTGCCAACTCTCCTTGCAGTCTCCGCAGCATCTCACCGTTGATTCTGCTGGTTCGCATATCAGCCGCTGGTGTATTCTCTGTCTGCTGGGTCTGCGGCGGGTTTCCGGCTGTCTGCAGACCATTTACCGTCTCCACATCCGGATCTGCCATATCAGACGTTGGGATGCAGAATACCTGGAAGCACGCATATTTGTATGCAATCGCCATGGCCTTGTTGGTAGCCTTGTCCCCTGTATCCAATGCTTCTCCCACGAGTGTAGACTCAATGGAAGATCCGTCCTCTGCATAGAACGTAAACTTGATTGTGCAGGTAACATGATGCATCAGCGTTCCTTTTGCCGTCTGCAGTTTCTCTACCTCCCGTTCCAGAATATCCGGCACGATGACCACCTTATTTTTCGCCAGCGCCGGATGCAGAGCATTATACACATCATCGATGCTGCGGAACTTAAATCCCTGCTGTTTATTCATCTTATCTTTTCCAACCGCGCCAACATCCGCAATCACACCGGCAATCGAGCGATAGATCATCGGATATTCCTTTTGCTCTGTTTCTGCCATTATGCCTGTCTCCTTTCGAAATAGATGCCGAGGCTGTTCAATGCCATTTCCACCTGCTCCAGTTCATCCGGTGTAGCAATGATCTTATACCACATCGTAACTGTCTGCGGCTGTGGGAACGGAAGATCATCGCCGTCCTCTGCATCATCGAGGGAAAACGGTACTTCCGGCTCTGGTGTTTCCATTGCCGCAGCTTTCAACGCTTCTTCCGCCTTTTTCCGTTCTTCCTCTCTGGCCTTGGCGATTTCTTCGAGTTTCCGGCGCTCTTCCTCACGCGCTCTCTCGATCTCAGCCTGTCGGCGCTGCTCCTCTTCCTGCTGAATGCGGATGCGTTCCGTCTCCAATGCCCGCTTTTTGTTGTCCTCGTATGTATTAATCCGGGTAAGGGCGGCACCAAGATCACGGCTCTTCTGATAGATCTTCAACGCATCGTCCACAACATCTGACTGCGTGTTTCGGATAATGGCAACCTCAGAAGAAACCTTTTCAACCATCGCCAAAAGCTCTTTTTCGATCTGTTTCAGGCTGGTGGTGGCGTTATCCCACTTTTTCACGTAGATCTCTTTGAGCGGCAGGTACTCCGCCCACTCACCGGTGCAATCTGCATACATCGCCTCAACATCTGCATGACGTTTTCGGATGCGCTCTGCTTCCATCTCTTTCAGCTGGCTGTCGATCAGGCAGATCGGCTCGTCGATGATTTCCAGCAGCTCTTTCACCTTCTCCTCGAAGTCATTGTACGGTACCAGGCACTGCGCCTTGACCTCTTTCCGGCGCTTCTCAATCTCGTCTCTGGTCTTTCGGAGAGACGCAAGCTCCGCCTTGGCGACGCTCTTGGACTCCTCCGTGAACACCGCGCCCTGGTACTCCGCCATCTTTGCAGATAACTGTGCTTTCACATCCTCAAAGTTACACCGGATCACCGCCGGTTCCTGACTGATCTTAATCTGCAGTTCCTTCATTCTCTTTCTCCTCCTACTTCTTCCATGGCTCTCCCATGATTCCGAGCAATACGCACAGCGTGTTTACAGCAACATCTCCTTCGCGGATCACCATATCGCGGATGATTTCCACGGTTCGCTGGTCCTTTGCTTTCTCCTCATAGTCATCCAACGGCACCAGAATCTTATCTTCATTCACCTTTCTTTTCTCCTTCTTTTTTGTTTTCTTCTACCCGCTGCAATCCCAAGATTGCCGCGATTGTATCAGCGTCTGGAATGTTTTCAGCTTCCATGTAACGGCGTACCGCTTCGATGTAGCAGGTTGCCGCATCTGCCGCGCTTTTCTCTGTGCTTACGTCAATACCAGCATATTCATACTTTTTCATTCTTCTGTCTCCTTGCCTTTGTTAAAGTAATTCCATACGGTCCCCGCACTGCATCCTATTTCGTCCGCAATCTTTTCATAGGACCATCCGGCGTTTCGAAGTGCCGTCATCTTTCCAGTGTCCAGTTTCCTCTTACGGCCCTGTCCTGCAGGGCTCTTCGGGGTGGCGTTGGTTTTGCCTCTGCTTTTGGCTCCGGCTCTTTCTTCGGCCGCTCTTCTGCCTTGACCTGCGTCTGCATTACCGCAAACACTGCACCAGCCTCTGCGGCCGCCCGCACATCCTGCATGGTCATACTGCTGATGGCAACCGGATGCATGACGTAGATATCATCATGCATTCCGTGCATCGTCAGATCCACTGCCTCCGTATATTCAACAATCTGCATCATTCTCACCCTTCTTTCAACGACCCCGAGCGAATCCACGCCGCAAACACCTCGTCCCGGCGCTCTTCTTCCCACTCTTCCTGCTCCTCGCGGCACTCATCGACGTAATCGCCGATTTTCTTACCAGCGAACGCAAGAAAGAACATTCCGGCTCCCAGGGCGGCGCGGCCCCACATATCCGAATCCACGCCGCCGATGTAGATCCATGTGCCAACCGCGCCGATTGCCAGCGCCACTTTATCTGATCTCTTCATTGCTGACTCCTTCCACGCTCACTCCTTCGATCTCTGAAAAACGTTTTGCGTTGATGAAATACACCCAGTGTTCCGATGTTTTGATTCCATATCCCCAGGGGAACACGCCCTGCTGGAGCCCTTTTCGTACGGTCTGATGATTAATTCCCATCATCCGCGCGGCATCCATGACACTCAGGCGCTGGATAATGCATTCTTTCGATTTCTTCATTGGAAGTGTTGCCGTCCGGTCACTCGGTTTGGAAAAATAGTCCTCTTCCAGACCCAATGACACCGCAATATCGCGCTGCTGCTCCTCGGACGGAATCTGCTTTCCGGAAATGTACTGACTGATTGATGCCTTGCTTTTTCCAGTCATTCCCGCTATCTGCGTCTGTGTAAGATTCAATTCTTTCACGGCTTTTTTCAATTTTTCTGAAAAACTCATTGCCTTATTACTCACTTTCTGCTACGATGTAGCTGGTTTGTTTGTGTGTCCCATGGGAACTGGTCCTTCCTGTGGGACTTTTTCTTTTTATACCGCTTCTTCTTTTTTAAGGTACTTATTCAGAAAATACTGCTGGCCTTTCCCAGTTACCTTTGTAGTTTTGGTCATCCGCACGCTGCCGTCCGGATTGGAAATCACGGTTTCTTTGATCTGAAATAGACCGTCCGCTACATATCGCTGCGTCGGCATGTTCCGACTGGATCCAGTCTTCATGAGGTACCCTTCGTTGCGGAGCTGTTCGAACAATCTTTTCTGTCCGGTATCTACGCCATTCTGACGCAGGAGCTTCGCGAGGTCGCCGATCAGGATGGAGCTGGTGCTTGCGCTCACCGCGTCCGCAAAGATTTCCTTCGGCTTCATACGCTCGACATCTTCCAGCAGACCGGCGTTGCTCTCTTTCAGCTTCTCGATCTTCTGATCTGCCATTTTCAAGGCACGGGCGAAAATCTGCTCCGGGGTGTTCCAAGCTTTCTCTAAATCAATGAAATACTGACGGTACTGCTTGCCTTTCTCAGACCGCTGGATCATGCAGATCTGTTTTGCCATGTCCACGGAAATCTGATAGTCAATAGCTGGCCTGCCACCTGTTTCCGAGGTTTTACTCATTTTTGAGTAAAAGTCTTTTCCACTTTCGAAACCATATTCTGTCATCCGAGAAAACCAATCATTAAATCTTGTATTGATTTCTAATCCGTTATGCAGATCTCTTGCCGACACGGTCGGTTGCTCCGTGTCGTAATTAATAGGAATCAACATTTTCTCCATGTAATTTACCTTCCTTCTTTATTATTGTGTTGAGTTTTTCTCAACTTTGTGAGTAAAAAAATAAGCATGAATATCCGATTCTGGAATGTCGAGCACAGAAATCGCATGTTCCATTTCTTCCTGTCCCCAGTCAACCACATTGTTGAGCTTATTGCTCACAGACACTTCAGAAATTCCCAATCGTTTTGAAAATTCTGCTTGAGTGCCAAATTTTTCCTTTATCCTTCCTCTTAATTTTCTGTAATCATAAGAGTGTGGCATTCGCTTTCCTCCTTTCTGGTTGAGTTTTTCTCAACTGTATTTAGGATAGCACCGCGGAGATCGTGTGTCAATATGTTTTTTAAGTTTTTCTCAATTTTTATAAAAATATATTGATATTTTCTCAACCTTGCTTTATAATTCGTTTTAAAGAACTCTTTAAGAAACGGAGGGATACATTTTGAAAAAAGCAGAAATAAAAGAGCGTATTAAGCTTGCTCTTGAACTACGCGAATTGACGCAATCAGAATTGGCTGAAAAGGCACATATCGATAAAGGGCAACTCAGTTCCTATTTATCTGGAAAGTACAAACCGCGTCAAAACAATATTGACGCTCTTTCTATCGCCCTTGATGTAAACGAAGCTTGGCTGATGGGTTTTGATGTTCCAATGGAGCGGCAAAGTTCCGTTATTTCTTCCAATAAGCTCTACTGCAACACCGAAAAAGAGAAATCTTTGCTCCAGTCATACCGGAAACTGAATCCGTCGAATCAGGATAAAGGACTTTCCTATATAGAAAATCTTTTAACTACACAACGCATGGAAGATGAAGTATTTCTGAATGCAGCCCATGACTTTGGTGCCACCCCAGAGCAAAAGAAACATGCTGATGATATTATGCAAGATGATAGTGAATGGGAGTGATTTTGTGACTTATGAAGAACTCTTGATCCTATCAGAATCTGAAAATCTGATAGTAAAAGAAAAAAATATACCTGGCTATGGCGGCAGAGTTTATAAAAACAGGATCGCAATCAACCGTTCCTTACGTACACAGGCAGAAAAGTCCTGCGTCCTCGCCGAAGAACTGGGACATCATTACACAAACTACGGTGATATTATGGATCAGGATATTGTTCAGAACAGAAAACAGGAACTCCGTGCCCGTCTCCGCGGCTATGACATGCAGATCGGTCTGATCGGCATCGTTGAATGCTATAAGCATCACTGCCGCTCTGTCTATGAGATGGCAGAATATCTGCAGGTGACCGAAGAATACTTAAAAGAAGCTCTGGAATGCTACAACAGAAAATACGGGGAAAACCTTGTTACAATAGATAACTATGCAATCCGGTTCGTTCCATCTTTACAAGTAATGGAATTTTGGAAATAGATTTTTAAGTGTAATTTTTCGATATTTTATACGTATATAATTGGGATATTATATCCTAAAAATATATTCTACAAAAGAAAAAGGAGGAATCATCATGGCATTAATCAAATGTCCTGAATGCGGCAAAGAATTTTCTGATACAGCTACCACTTGTCCGCATTGTGGCTATTCGCCAAAAACAATTGAATATGGAACGGAACTTGGAAAAGGTATTAAAGAAGGGCTGAAGGGTTTAAATACTGTAGCAAGTCCAAAAAAGAAATCAACTTGTATCAAACTTACCCTCATTCCGTTCGTTGCAATGATCGTAATGATTATTGGCGGTGAATCGAATATTGATTTTCTTATCGGGCTTGGCGGATTTTTTGCTTTATTATCCGGTGCATGTAATTTTTATGTTGGAAAATTTAAAAAGGGACTTTTGTTCTCAATTACTTGTGGTGGATTTTTGATTGGTGCTATTTTAGATCTTTTCAGATTGCTTGTTACCTGTCTCTTATACACATCTGACGCTGCCGACGATACTCCTTGTGT